GCTGATTTGATGCCTGGAGAAGCAACAGTAAAAGATATAGATCCAATGAGTGATAATTTTGTAGTATGGAGTTTGGATAAGGACGCATGGAGATCCTTTAGAGTTGACACCGTTACAAAATGGTATACAGGAAATCCAGTTGAACAAGAAAGTCAAGAGAGCAGCTAAAGAAGCTACTAGCGATACCATACTAGGCACTATTATTAACTTCCCAATTAACTTTGCTATTATTTGGGTTTGTTTGTCGTTGTCTTTTAATGCGTTACAGACTACAATAGCCTGTACATCAATAATGTTTTTCATTGCTGTTATTAGAAAGACGGCAGTTAGATTATGGTTTGAAAAGAAATATGACACTAGAACAGATACAGGAACTATGGAGTAAGGACGCTCCAGTAGATAGAACTGAATTAGGCGATGAGGCCATTAAGATACCTCAACTCCACAGCAAATACTTTAAGATTTATTCGACTGAGAGATTGATTCTCAAGAAGATGGAACTTGAAAGCAAACAAATGTGGAAAGACTTGTGGAGCTATTACCAAGGTCACATGGACTATGAGGATCTAACAGAACGAGGCTGGGATCAAATTAACACTATTATCCTAAAAGCAGACCTCAACATTCACATTGATTCTAACAAGGATTGGATCAACAACAATCTTAAGTTAGCTTATCAAAGAGAGAAGGTAGACTTCTTAGAGGCAATTATTAAATCACTCAACAATAGAGGATTCAATATCAATGCCGCAATATCATGGGAAAAATTTAAGGTAGGAATTTAATGAACGTAAGGTTAGTAAGCTGGTCTCAAACGCCAGTTGAAGAGCAAGACCTATCTGCACTTGATCTGGTTGCTTTCTGTGCAAGAGTAAGTAACCCTGAGAACCAGATGAATACACAGACTAGTGAAAGGCTAGTCAAATACTTAATTAAACATCAGCATTGGTCTCCTTTGGAGATGGTCAGTGCATGTATAGAAGTAGAAACGACACGTGACATTGCACGTCAGTTTCTTAGACATAGATCATTCTCATTCCAGGAGTTCAGTCAACGATATGCTGATCCAACAATGGACTTGGAGTTTACGACTCGTGAGGCTAGGATGCAAGATCCAAAGAACAGACAGAACAGTATCAAATCAGACAATGATGGTCTACATATCGAATGGCACAGACGACAGAGGAAAGTCATTGAAGCAGCAAGCAATGCTTATGAGTGGGCTATCAATAATGGTATTGCAAAGGAACAAGCAAGAGCAGTACTACCAGAAGGCAACACAATGAGTCGTCTTTATGTCAATGGAACTTTGAGATCATGGATCCATTACATTCAATTACGAAGTGCTAATGGCACTCAGCTAGAGCATATGCAACTAGCGCAAGAGTGTGCAAAAGCTATTTCTAAAATATTCCCTATTGATGAATATGGAAACATTAATAGTTAGTAAAGTAAACGAAGTCTATATGTCAGTAGACTGTGATGGAGGGTCTTGTTGGGAACTTCAAGACTACTTTACGTTTACAGTGCCAGGTATGCAATTCATGCCACAGGTTAGAAATAAAATGTGGGATGGAAAAATAAGATTATTCAATCCATCAACCAAACGAATTTACTCAGGGTTGTTACCTCATGTGCAAAGATTTGCATCCGAGAGAGGATATAATATAGTAATCGATCCTGCATACAATGATCAAGAATTTAGCTTAGCAGAAGCTAAAGAATTCGTTTCAACAATTGGTTTACCATTTGCGCCTCGTGATTATCAGTTGGACGCATTTGCTCATGCAGTAAAGAAAAGGCGTGCCTTGCTGTTATCACCAACAGCAAGTGGTAAATCTCTTATCATTTATATGTTATCAAAGTACTTAAACCAAAAGACTTTGATTATTGTACCGACAATATCATTAGTACAACAGATGGCTGGCGACTTTAAGTCATACGGTTATAATGAATCAATGCATTGTATAACAGCTGGTGTTGAAAAAGAAACAAATGATTTAGTAACTATTAGTACATGGCAGTCTATTCATAAGATGCCTCGAAAATGGTTTGAGCAGTTTGATGTTGTAATAGGCGATGAGGCCCACTTATTTAAAAGCAAGTCTCTAACAAGTATTATGACAAAAACAATCAACACCAAATATAAGTTTGGGTTTACAGGAACATTAGATGGAACACAAACACATAAGTTAGTACTAGAAGGTTTGTTTGGTGCAGTAGAAAAAGTAACAACAACTGATGAACTGATAAAGAAAGGAACCCTTGCTCAATTTAAAATTAAATGTTTAGAGTTACAGTATCCAGAAGAAGTTAAACGTACTCATGCCAATGATAAATACCAAGACGAAGTAGACTTTCTAGTTCGTAACGAAGCACGTAATCGCTTCCTTAGAAATTTAGCTTTGAGTTTAAACGGCAATACCCTCTTACTGTATCAGTTTGTTGACAAACATGGTAAGCCGCTATACAACGAAATTAAGAAAAAGATTAAAGACTCTGTAGACAAAGATAGAAAAGTGTTTTTTGTCTCAGGCGAAGTCGACGGTCAAGCTAGAGAAGATATAAGAGGCATTGTAGAAAATGAAGACAATGCAATCATTGTGGCGAGCTTTGGTACTTTTAGTACTGGTGTTAACATTAAACGCCTGCACAATATTATATTCAGCTCTCCGAGTAAGTCCAGGATTAGAGTATTGCAATCTATTGGTAGAGGACTTCGAAGAGGTGACAATAAACAACAAGCCACTTTGTTTGACATTGCGGATAACCTACAATGGAAATCTAAACGAAACTTCACGTTAGAACATTTTGCGGAACGTATTAAAATGTATAACGAAGAAAAGTTTGATTACAAAATATACAAAGTGGATCTGAAAAAATGACAATAGCGTGTATCAAATTAATTAGCGGTGAAGAATTGATAGCTGAAGTACAACAAGGATCCAATCCCTTAGATATCATTGTTCATAATCCTGTCGTAGTTCACAAACAACAGACAGCAATGGGTCCAATGATGACAGTATCACATTGGCTAATGTTCACAAAAGAGAACAAAGCCACTATTAATCGCAAGAACATCGTTGCCTTAGAAGTTGATTTAGAGGAGAATGCTATACAACACTACATGAAGTTTATCAATAACAAAGGGGAATTGAACCACTTGGATAACCAAGAAAAGTTAGATGAGCTTTTACATAAACTAGATGAGTTAACAGGAGAAAATGTAATAGAAACTGATAATATGAATGAGCCAGAATCTAATACTACAATACACTAATGCCTAAGAAAAGATCCGAACATTACGTAGACAACAAAAAACTATATGCAGAGATGGTAGACTATCTGAATGCAGTAAAAGAAGCAGATGAGTCTGGCGACGACAAGCCAAGAATTCCAGAGTACATTGGGGAGTGCTTGCTTAAGATTTCAACCCGTCTATCAACAAAACCTAACTTCATTAACTACACGTACCGTGATGAAATGATAAGCGACGGTATTGAAAATTGCATAAACTACATACAAAACTTTAAACCAGATAAGTCGGACAATCCTTTTGCATACTTCACACAGATAATTTATTATGCTTTTTTAAGAAGAATTCAAAGAGAGAAAAAGCAGCTGTATATTAAACACAAGACATTAGAAAGAAGTCTAGTGTTAGATGAATTAGCATCACATAGTGATGCTGGGGCGCAGGGTGATCAAGGAGCATATGTTAATCTAGAAACTCCTTACATGGTTGACTTTGTAGAAAACTTTGAACGAAAAGAAGAAGAAAAGAAACAGGCTAGGAAGAAGAAGAAAGGCCTCGAGAATTTTGTAGATGACGAAACAACTGATAAATAAGCTACCTATTTTTGGGGAGTATGTATAATGCGTGTGGCGTTAATCACTGACATGCATTTTGGAGCAAGAAATGACTCTAAAAGAGTACACGACCACTTCCAAAAATTTTATGACAATGTATTCTTTCCTGAAATCAAGAAGCGTGGAATTGATACTGTTATTGATCTTGGGGACACTTTTGATCGTAGGAAGTATATTAGCTTTACCTCATTAAAAAGAGCAAAGGAAATGTTCTTTCAACCGTTGCATGATGCTGGAATTGATCTGCATGTTATTGTTGGCAACCATGATTCAGTTTATAAAAATACCTTAGAAGTTAATTCAATAGACTTGCTGCTAGAAGAGTATCCAAACATTACAACATATGTTAGACCTGAAGTGATAGAAATGGACAACACAGAAATAATGTTGGTTCCATGGGTGTGTGATGCAAATGAAGAAGAAACGTTTGTTATGGCAGATAAAACTACTGCACAAATACTACTAGGTCACCTAGAGTTAGCAGGGTACCAAATGTATAAAGGTGGATTTATTGATCACGGTATATCGGACAACTGGCTAAAGAAATTTGACCTAGTTTGCAGCGGACATTATCACCACAAGTCAACTAATGGCAATGTTAACTATCTTGGGTGTCCGTATGAGATGACTTGGAGTGACTACAACGATCAAAAAGGATTTCATATACTAGACACAGACTCAAGAACAATTGAATTTATACCTAATCCTCATACAATGTTTCATAAAGTGTGGTATGATGATACTGGATTAGATATGCACGGTCTGTTAAAACAGACAGAACAGTTTGAGAATTACAAAGGCAAAGTAGTTAAGGTTATTATTAAGAATAAAGACAATCCTACATTATTTGATTTGTACATAGAAAAATTAGAAGGATCCGATCCTTTGAACATTCAAGTGGTCCAAGACCACTTACACTTAGATGTTGAAGACGATGCAGACATCGTTGATGAAGCAGAAGATACATTAACAATATTAGATAACTATGTTACTAATTTAGACATAAAGAATGACAGGGTTGATCTACAAAAACTTTTAAGAGAGTTATATCAAGAAGCATTGCAAGTAAGTTAAATTTATGATCATATTTGAAAAGGTTCGATGGAAGAATTTTCTATCGTATGGAAATAGTTGGTGTGAGTTAGACCTCAATAAACATAAAGATACATTAATCATTGGAGAGAACGGAGCTGGTAAGTCTACGTTCTTAGATGCATTGTCATATGCATTGTACATGAAGCCGTTTAGAAAAGTTAACAATCCTCAACTTGTTAATTCAATTAATAAGAAGCACCTAAAGGTAGAAGTTGAATTTAAGGTTGGAGGTAATCACTATAAAGTAGTGAGAGGCCACGCACCAAGACTATTTGAGGTCTATCAGAACGGCGATCTACTAAACCAAGATGCCCATACAAAAGACTATCAGAAAGTACTAGAACAAAGTATCCTAAAAATGAGCTACAAATCATTTACACAGATTGTAGTTTTAGGTAGTAGAAACTTCGTCCCTTTCATGCAATTGTCTGGAGCTGATAGAAGAACAGTGATTGAAGATTTACTTGACATTCAAATCTTTAGTACCATGGCTTCTTTGTTAAAAGACAAGCTAGCAGACAATAGATCACAGCTACAACAGGTAGATTATGATGTGAATCTGTTAGAAGAAAAAATTACAATTCAAAATCAATATCTTGAAGATATTGCTAAAGATAAGAAACAACAGCTAAATAAGATCAAGCTACAGATTAAAGAAAAACAAGATAAGGTATCTGAGTTACAATCAGAACTAGCTCTTGTTGAAGGTCATGCAAAAGAGTTGTTAGAGCAGTGTGCACCGTTAGAGTCTGTTTCTCAACGTGTGCAACAATTGATTGCACTTGAAGGACAAATTGAGTCCAAGATTACTAAACTGAAAAGGCAATTAAAGTTCTATGAAGACAACAGCGACTGTCCGACGTGCGGACAAGAAATTGATGACGAGTTCAAAAGACAAGTCACAGATGAGACTGACTCCTCTATCACGGAGACAGAAACAGGTCTTACGCAACTTGAGACACAAATCCAAACTCAGTCCGCTAGAATATCAGATCTTAAGAGAATACAGGATGAGGCTACGGAAGCAGAAAGAAATGCAGGCCGTCTTAAAGCAGAAATCTCATCCATCAATTCGGTTATTGAGGGTATGGAGAAGGAAGTTGAAGAGAGCACTTCGGAGAACAACAATTCAGACCATGCAGCTACTAAGGTTCAAGAACTCACGGACGAGTTAGAAATAACTCAAAAGAGAAAAGTTGCACTAAGACAACAACAGACTGTTTTTAATACTGCTCAAGTGTTATTGAAAGACACAGGTATTAAATCAAAAATTATTAAACAATATGTTCCTGTGATGAACAAGCTAATTAACAAATACTTAGCTGCTATGGAATTCTTTGTTGACTTCCATTTGGATGAAGACTTCAAAGAAACAATTAGGTCACGTCATAGAGACGATTTTGCATACGCATCATTCTCTGAAGGAGAAAAGATGAGGATTGACCTATCGTTATTGTTTACATGGAGAGCCATTGCTAAGTTAAAGAACAGTGCATCTACTAATATACTGATCATGGATGAGATTTTTGATAGCAGTCTCGATGCATCAGGTACAGATGAGTTCTTAAAAATCATAAAAGAGTTGACTTCAGATACAAGTATCGTTATAATATCTCACAAGACAGACCAACTTCTCGATAAGTTTTCTAATGTAGTTAGATTCGAGAAGCATAAGAACTTCTCAAGGATTGCAGAATGACAGATAAAGAATTTAAGAAAAAGTATAATCTAGTTGAATCATCACATTCATTGCTGAGAACTAAACTAGAAAAGTTTGATTTCAACAATCCGCCTGTAGATCCAGTAGAGCTTGGAACAGATATGTTAGCTCATATGAGATACTATGGAGGGATAGGTTTATCAGCTAATCAATTAGGATTACCATATCGTGTATTCGTAATGGAAGGAGAGCCTGGTTTTGTTTGTTTCAATCCAGCGATTACTGCTTCTGCTGGTGAAGATATTTTGTTAGATGAAGGTTGTCTAACATTCCCTGGTTTCTATCTCAAGAAGAGAAGACCAGAAATGATAAGAGTTAGATTTATGGATCCATATGGCAACCCTTGTGTAAAGAAATTTAATGGTATGAGCGCTAGATGTTTTCAGCATGAGTTAGAACATCTTGAGGGTGGCAACTTTATGGAAGGCGTTAGCGATCTTGTACTACAAAGAGCTAAAGATAAACAAAGGAAACTTTTACGTCAATTGAGAAAGCGTACCAGGGACCTTAAGAAGGTAAAAAATAAATGAGACCAATAGCATATTCAGAAATATTTCATTCGATTCAAGGAGAGGGATACTATACCGGTGTGCCTAGTACATGGTTGAGGTTCTTCTTATGCAATCTACAATGCGATGGGTTTGGTCAAGATGACCCGACTAATCCAGATACATATGACCTACCATACCAATCAATTGAAGTAAAAGATATCACTAAGATAGAAGACTTGCCTGTATGGGAGAAGGGCTGTGACTCATCATACTCGTGGTCTAAGAAGTTTAAACACTTACAGCATAAACATACAGCAAGAGAGATTGGTGCCTTATTAACAGATGCTAATAAGAACGAGTATAATCCTGAAGGCATGTGGACACATCCGGTGTCAGGACAGACGACTCACTTATGTATTACTGGTGGCGAACCATTAATGAAGCATGCACAGAAAGCCTTTGTTGAGATATGGGGCGAGAAGTTTAGAGGTAATTTAGTAGGATGGAAGCCAATGGATGTAACATGGGAAACTAATGGTACACAAGAGCTTACAGATGACTTCTTTAACTATGTAGGCAATCCTGGTGTATTCACACCTCGTCCATTTATATCCTGCTCACCTAAACTATTTACAGTATCAGGTGAAGATCCAAAGAGAGCTATCAAACCAGACTTTGTAGCTAAGTACAATGACATGGTGAGAAGAAACAATAGGACACATACAGACATTCCACATGGACAGCTCAAGTTTGTACTAGGACCTAAGAAAGAACAATGGGAAGAATTAGATGATGTTATTAGCCAGTTTAGAGCAGCTGGCG